TGTTGTTCCAGCTGTGTTTACGTCATTTAACGTATTAAGTGTAATTATACCAACACCTGGAACTGCTACTGATTCCCATTTGCTAGTTGAACTGTTATATGTCAGTACATCGCTATTGCTTGCACCTGTTAGATCAGTATCTGTAAGGCCGTCTAACGTTGCAGATCCACCTCCGCCTGAACCAGTAACAATGTTACCTCCAGCAGTACTACCGTCACCGGCGTATAACTTTTTAGTGTCAGTGGTGTAGATTAATTCACCTTCTACGGGTGTTATTAGCAAGCGTTCTGCATCTGTGCCGCGTCTTAGACGTAATGCCATTGTTTATACTCCTGGAATATCTATTATTAGTATTTATACAATATAAAAGAATATCAACTTTCTATTTTCGTTTCTTCATGAAAGTTTTGGTTCTATTTTTAACATCTTGTACAACTTTCGATGTATTTAACCGAAAATCAACATGAGCAATATCGTCATTATATTCTGCTAAAAATGTTTCTAAACTACTTTCAATTGCTGATATATCAGGAGATCCTTTAACAGACTGCTTGTCCATATCAATTTCCCATATTTTGCCGTCATGAAAATGTACATGAACGGTATGAATATATTCGATAGGTACTGCTTTTATTTCAACATCTTCGAATATCTCCGGCCAGTGTTTTATAACTTCGGGTGGCAGTTTATTTTTAGACACTAGGCGCAGTCTTCTTATTGGCTGCTTTCTTTTTGGTTGGTACTAGTTCTTCAGCTTGTCTGCGTAATTCTGCTGCTTCTTTGCTTAGTCTATCTGCATCACTGCGGAATTTTTTCGCAAGTACATCGTCAGTCATAACACCGTCATTAGCTGGCGCACTTCCACCTGCTACCTGAGTAGCACTAAGTACTGGATCATTAGAGCCTCTTACAGGAACAGTGTTACCTTTGCCATCTTTCAATGCTAAGTCTGCTACTGTTACACCTCTTTGTTGTGCAATAACTTCGTTTAACTCATTAAGCATAATTGTTGTGTTTCTATTAGGAATCATCTCAACATTTGCTGTTTTAGTTTTAATCATCTTACCAGTTTGATGAAAACGTGCAAGCATATTACTACCATCTGATAGTGTTGTACGCATCATTACTGTTGCAAGATCTTCTGCTTCTTGTCCAGCTGCCGACTCAACTAATTTAATTAGTGTGTCGTGATCACCAGCTTCTAAATTTTCAGTTGTTACTACAACACAGTCATCTGGCTCACCAGGTAACACTTTGTATGCAACTATTACTTTTCTTTTTGTCGATGAAATTCGACCTACATGTTTTAACATATTATTCTCCTTGTGCCGGCTGCTGTTGTGCAACGGCTCCTAAAAATGTTTCTAATTTGTTATAAGTTTGACCAACTGTCATCATCTCATTAGGCTTAAAAGCGCCACGTTGACTAGCAACATCAATAATGCTTTTCAATGCTTGCAGGTCTTGTACAGTTAGATCTGGGCCTGCTTGTTGTTCTTCGGGTGCCGGTGCCACTGGTGTTTCTACTTCAGTTGCATCAACGTTTTTATCTTCGCTCATAATTGTCTCCTTGTAATATTATATATGCGCATATTATTTATTTGTACTTCAAATGTGGACACGCTAACATGAAATAACTCATGTCTTTTGTTTCTTCAAATCCAACAGTTAGTACCTGTGTTAACTTATTGTCACTGTTTAAAGTTACATTCTTGCCAGCATAGAATCTATGTTTTAAATGCTGTTTAATCCATTTAACTAAACTTTCTTCTAAGTTATACTTCATAGGTAAGTTAACGTACTCGAAATGAGGCGGAGCCGCTTTGACTTGCCTCAATTCAAATATATTAAGTGGATTTATTTTTCTATTCTTTATCATGCTGCCGCGTCATAGTGTACTGTTTGTCCAAATGGTCCTTGCAACCCTTTGTCACGATTGCTGTGAATAACAAATACTGTGTCACAGTAGTCTGGATCTCCCCAGCTATCCCATGCATAGCCATCTGTAAACATAATGAGCTTCTTAGGAACATAGTCTTGTTCTTTCATGTATGTCCAATTAGCCATAAAGTCAGTGCCACCACCACCCATTAGTTCGTAATCAGCTAAGTCTTCGCCACCATCTGAACTAAAGTCTTCTTCATTGTAAACGGCTGTATCAAAGCACCATACTTTAATTTTATAGTCTTGATATTCTTCCATAATACCTTTAACTTCGCTTAGGAAATCTTTGCCTTGTACTTCACCAATTGAACCACTCATGTCAATACATACAGCAATATCAATTGTGTCTTGAAAGTCCATGCCAGGCAGTATAGCACCGCTCATTTGTCCTTTACGTGAAGGTCGTGTAAACGTGTAATCGCTACGTATAATGCTCTGAATTTGTTGACGTAGTATTTGACGCCAATTCATCTTAGGCTCGGTAAGCTCTTTGATAATACGTGCAACAGCACCTGGAACATTACCAGCACCAGCAGTTTGCGCGGCACTAATCATGTTCTCTTTGATCTCATCTTTAATCTTTTTAACTTCTTCTTTAGAATATTTAGGCTTAGATTTGCTTACAGTATTTCCATTACCGTCTTCGCCTTCGTCACCGTCTGCACTACCTTCGTTGCCTTCATCCATATCTAAATGCTCGTCTAGCATTTCGCCAAGTTGATCTAAATACTCTTGGCCATTCTTCTTAGCTTCTTCGTATACGTCATCGTATACTTCTTCACTAGTCCAACCTTCGTATTTAAAGTCTTGATAACATTGTACAATGCTTGGAATAGTGCCAATACGGTCACGTACTAGTGTATTGTTTACAATATAGTCTGCACTAATATTATAGATCATAGGATTACGATCTCCTCTACGACCTATGTGATCAAATACCATATGCAAAATTTCGTGTGCAACAACAAATTCAATTTCTTTGTTATTCATTGCATTAAAGAATTGTGTGTTGTAATATAAGTTACGACCATCTACAGCCGCAGTACCAAGCCAGTCATCAGCGGCAACAATGCGTAAACGTGTTGCCATGTTACCAAAGAAAGGGTGACGCAATAGCAAGCCAATACGTGCCGTAATAATACGGTCCATTACTTCTACACGCATTGTTTCTAATGCTTCAGGTGTAATATCTGGGTCCGGAGTAAAGTTTTTTAACTTACTTGCTGTGTCTTTAGTACTCATATCTATCGCCCTTTTTATTAACTTATACATATATTATAGCATCATTAGTATATATGTCAACCATTAATTGCTCACTAAGAAACGAACGACTCCAAAAGAGCCGTTCGTTTTGTATCTTAAGCCTCCTGTGCAGCCTTAATATACTTGCCATAACGTTCGTGGAATTCATCAAAGCACTCCACTTCGTCTGGATCAATGGGCAATGAATACTGTGTTAGTGCGAGCTTAATGCCCATAACAACTAATTCAGTATCGAAGTTATCCATTGAAAAGCGCAGGAAGTTGTTGACTTTTTCATCAAACTTCTTATCGTTCTTGTCTGATGCTTCTTTCAACTCGTAGCAAAGAGATACAGTTAAGGAATACATTGCACTGATCTCTTTAGTTGACATCTCTTTTACTTTTCCTGCTAGGATGTCGGATGGGTTAGGCATGTTTGAAGCAACCTTACGGTGTGCCATAAACTTAACTGCTAAACCTTCACCAACTGAACCAGCTACTAAGTCAGTAGTGGTTGCTTCGTCTAAGTCATCTTCTAGCAATTCGCTAACAAATGACCATGAACGAGGTGTTGCAAAAGAACGACTTGGACTTTTAGGATCAAAGTCATATAAGTCTTTCTTTGCAAATGTCAAGTAACCTACAACATCTGTATGTTCATTATTGGCAACAGCCCAATTGAACCAATCGTTGAAGTCTACTGCTAATTCTAAGTGTATGAATCGATTAGCTAACGGAGCAGGCATTCTGTACGTAACGCCTTTGTCAGCTTCTCGGTTACCAGCCGCAACAACTGAAACGTTGTCTGGCAATTTGTAAGTACCTACTCGACGATTAAGAATTAACTGGTATGCTGCCGCTTGTACACTAGGCGCTGCCGAATTCATTTCGTCTAAAAATAATGTAATGTGATCGAACTGTGCCGCAAACTCTTCGCTTGGAAGTTCGCTAGGCGCACCCCAAACCATTGTACCTGAGTTGCTGTCAAAGTATGGAATACCTTTAATGTCTGTAGGTTCCCATAATGACAAGCGAATGTCGATTAAGTGTGAATTTGAAAATTCTTGGCTAACTTGACGCACAATATCGGATTTACCAATACCTGGAGGTCCCCATAAAAATATAGGACGTTGCTTCTTCATCGCATGATGAATGCTTTTCTTTGCGCCATTTGGTGTAACAGTTCTTGTACCAGTTTCCATTGTCATATTCCCTCTAAGTGTTGTTCAGTGCATTATTTAAACTATACATATAGTATACGTTAAAAACACGGGTTTGTCAACCTTTTTCTAAAAAAAGAACTTGTTTAAAAACAATGACTTAGGATTTTTCTTGTCTTGTAATTGCTTTTGTTAAGCCATATTTGCGTAAATCGCCACTGAAAAGAGTCAGTTCGACTGCTTTCTTTTCGTTCGTTACTACAATACTTCTATTAGTTAAGTAGTAAGGACAGTCAATAAACTTGTCAAGATGTATTATTACTTGAGTAGATAATGGCACATCTCTAGGATAAGGAATATCATATATTGCTAGATCTATTTCAGTTAGCACATCAAATCCCATTTCGGTTAAACGTAGTCCGCCTTCTTCTTTGTCTCTGTTGTTCTTCCACCACAAAGGCATATATTCGCGTACTGTTGAAAAGTTTGTACTTTTACCAAGTTCTTTTAGAAAGAGCTTAGTATATGTTTCTTTCCAGTTCATTCTTCAATTACCAGTTCACCTTGGGTAAGTTTAAAAACTGAAAATTCCTCTGACTTAAACATTTCATTTAATTTTTTAGCAAGATTGTGTGCATGACCTGGATTAGAGAAACTTACTTTCTTATACTTTGGTCCAGGATAATTTGTAAGTGCGTTTGCACTTTTAAGATTAAATGGTTTTTCTTGATAAAACACTGCCCATATAGCATCAGCTTCTAACACTTGCTCGCTTTTATAGGTCTTATTATTAATGTTTTCTAATATTACTGTTGGCTTTGGCCTGCTCATATGCGTAATCCTTTTAATTAACTACGCATATATTTATCCTTTTCTAATAAACTACGCAGTTTACTAAGACGCCGATTAGCATTATATTTCCAATATTTAAAGATGATTATATATAGAGGCCAAACAAGAGGTATACTATAACAGCGTTTGCCTCTAACTACAAGACAATTCCATATCCAAGACTTATGTATATGTGTGAATCCTACGATTCCCAATTAGTCCTACTTCCAGCTTGTGCCACCGTCCATTTTAACTTGAATTACTTCGTCATCGTTATTTTTTGAATCTGCCACAAGTTTTTCTAAGTCGCCGTGCAAACGACTCATTACTGCTCCTAGCGTAAATGCTAAATTTTTAGCAGTTTTAATATCTAGCTTGACTTCATTAGCACGACTATTATCAGCCGCTTTTACAGCATTTAAGAACTGTTGTAGAGGTATTGTATTAATAGGATCAACGGTTGGCACGACTTAACTCCTGACGCATTTCTAATTCTGATTTAAATGGTCCTTTTGATTCGTAACGCTCAACAGTAATAAGTTTAGGACAAAACGACTTTACCCAACCTTTGTCAAAGTGTATAATATAATATCCTGCACAATAAGAACTTTTAGACTTTTGCGATTTTGTAAATAATGGCAGCTTACGTTTTACATCATACATTGTATTGTAAGGACTAACACTAGTTGGAAAACCATGTACAACATATTTCTCTTCAGGCACAGATTTTGCAACTGGAGTAATATCAGTCCATACTATGTCTGATCCAAATTTCTTTTTCATTTGACGCTTACTGTCAAAAAAGATAGTTTCTACTCTACTACTAAACATATAGCGATCATCGTTCCATGATATAGTACCAATGCGTTCTTCGTCGTTTGTAACAATCCAAAATTTATCTTTAACTACGGATTTTGCTTTTAATGTCATACAGGGTACCTCGCTTGTAATGGTTGTGCATATGCTTGTGCCTGATCTGCAATACGTTGCATATCCCACTTAGCACAGAATTTCATAAGACGCATGCCTACTTGTTGTACTTCTTTAGGCTTTGCGTTTTCTGCAATAGTATTATTAATTATTTCTCTAATATCTGCAGGTTGTGCAGACAAGTCACACAGTACAACATTACGATTGTAGTCATCAAGTACACGATGCTCTTCACCATTATGATCAGTCCAACGTTGTAGCATCATGTTATTCCAGTTAAAGCCTTTAGACTCTTTATCTGCAAATGCTTCGTTAAGGCCTACTTTGTTCTTAGTGCCTTTTGTACGTACACCAGGGTAAGCACTAAACACGTTGTCACTAGTGTCGCCACGCATACACTTCTCAAACAACATAAAGTCGGGTACAGGTGCTGCCTTAGGCTCTTTAGTCTTCTTGTCAATAACAGCATCGCCTTTGTCTGTAAAGTAACCTTCGTGTGTAATAGTTGTGTTACTTACACCATTGTACTGTGTACAGTTAGGACCAAT